ACAATCGCTTTAATTTCTTCAGACTGCATAAGTTACCCCTAGAATTTTTCCAATTATACAACCCATTGCACGTTATTTGGCAACTTTGATGACCACGAATCAGTACCTTCGTCAAGCGAAATCGCTAGGTATCTGAAGCTATCTGCGTAGTGTGATGCCCAATCATGCAAAGGTTTCTCATAGAATACATTGCGTTTCTCATCATGCTCACGCCTGTAGTTGCGTAAAGCATCAAGGCCAGGCTTAGTCTTTGGGTCAAACCAGCAGCGCGGAAGCAAGCGCCTGACAGCTTGAATACCGTCAGCAACAGACAATCTAGGTGCAACAGTGATATTCAGTCCTGCTTCCATGAGTACTTCTTTGCGGCTGCGGCCCGTTCCAAGTTCCCGCACCTCAACATCGTGTGGTAAGAACTGCTCCCACCGCGCATAGTCATTATCCTGCAACCAGCGTACATACCAGTCCAGACCTTGTCCGTGGTTTTCGACGCAGTCAATAAGCCGCACTTCTTTGCCAACCAGTTGAGCCACCCATAGACAAGTAGAATCACCCATACCCAAGTCCCAAGCAACAAAAGACCGGCAAAGATCATCGCGCTCAATCCTGGTGACATGGCCTTTTTCCTCGATATTATTGATGATCTGACCATAGTAGCTACCCTCAACAGCCGCGTTAAATGAACACTCAAACTCTTGGTTGTACTTGTCCTCACCCATTTCTTTTTGGGCAGAGTTAAGCTCAGACTCAGCTAGGATGTTCGTTTGACTAGCCTTAAACTCAAGCAGCTTCCAATCATCCGCATCGTCTGCCCTATCTCTTAGGTCAGCAAAGTGATTTCTGCCTTTAGGAGTGCCAACGAACATGCACCAGCCAAGACGATCAGCAAGAGCTGGCCTAATAATCTCATTCCATATCTTCGGGTCTTGATCTCCGATCTCATCCAATATAACGCCATCGAAGTATTGACCACGGAGACTATCAGGATTGTCGCTACCATAAAGACTAATGCGACGGCCCCAGAAGTCAGCCCGCAATTCAGAAATGTTGTGAGTTGCATTTAGTGGCCTCGTAAACTTAGTTAGGTAATCCCAAGCTACTCGCTTTGCCTGACCATATGTAGGCGCAATGTAAGCAAATCTAGGCTCATCCTTGTCGCACTCAATAGCAGACTTAATCAAGTGATTGATAGCCGCTACAGTCTTGCCCATACGCCTGTGTGCCACTACGACACAGAACCTAGTGCCATCCATAGCCTCATGCATCTGCATCTGAGGCTCTCTTGGCTGATACGGAATGACTATTTCTGCCATGTGACCACGTGCTGTTGCGCTCCACCGTCTGCGCCTGTTACTTCAGTCCTAGCCAGTTTAGGTATATGGTACTCACTGAGCTTGTTCATCAAGTCTAGTGCCTTATACGGGTCTTCTTGCGCTACTTCATTGAGCCAGCGATCCATGTTGCCAGCATTGCGCTCTAGTAGATTAGCAATAGCCTCCCTAACTATCTGCGTTGACTTGTTAGGCACTCCCTTAGTCCTACCCTTACCCATGTTAGTAAGATTAGCTATTCGTGCATCTTCCTGCACTTTGGTGATTTCTGTTTCCATTTTTGCATTACCTTTCAGGTGTCATGCTGTTGCATATTTATCGTTGCGATTTTGGTGTGTATGGTTGAGGATCATATCCAAACTCATAGATAGAATCACCATTAGTATAAATATCTCTAGCCTTTACTGTTTTTTTGATAATTTTATAATTTCCACCTAATGCACTTTCTCCATGTTCTTTTGCATACTGTCTATCTGTTGTAATCCAATCTCCAGCATTTAAAGATTTTCCTTTTTCTATGTCTTTTGGAACTGATCTATAAATAGTTATTGGCCTATCAGGACGGCCTTTAAAAGATTGTATTTGTGAAACTATACGTGAATCTCTTGCCAAATCCTCACCATGACCATAGTACCTAGCACCTTGTGAACTATAAAAGTCATCTGGATATATACCAGTTAAATCCCACAAAGGTTTTCCACTATCTTTCATAGGCGCAGTATGTTGGCCTTTATAATCTTGTATTTCTGTAGCTACTTTAGCAACTTGAGGAGCATCTTTTAAAGCAACAAATTCTTGTGATGCTCTTTCTTTTGCATCTAAATATTTTTGTTTATTTACAGCATTAGGATTAGCTTTTAATTCCAACATTGCTTCATTTGCTAATGTTTGCAAATTTACTGGTTTAGATACATTTTGATTAAGTGATGGTTGCTCAATCATAGGAGCATTAAGCAATCCTGTAGGCTTTATGCTTCCCTGAAACTGGCTAAGATTCATTACTTTTTGATAATAAGGTGTCTGCATATAGTCACCGCCAGCAGCTTGAGCCTGTGCAAACTGAGCTTCCTCTTCCTTAGTCGGAAAGTACCTAGCTGTAGCCTCTTGTGCGAATTGTTGTGGATTACTAGCCAGCAAACCAAAACCACGCTTAGTTGTCTGATATTGCTGCTTTGCTGCCTCAATAACGCTATCTAGTAATCCCATAACAATCCTTAATAATACGTATCGTATACATCTGGCCTATTCTGCCGTATCCATGCCCTACTATCCTCATGACATTTAGCAAAGTCATTGCCTACTGTCTGGCTTCCTGCGTGATGTACATAGCCTCTGCTTACCCAATGCGTGAATCCAGCCTTAGTCATGTCATCGCAGATAATGTTATCAGAATACCAGTTTACACTTGGAAACTTAGCTGCTTGCCAGGCTTCCTTTGATACCGCTGCAAATATTGGCGCAATGGTATTGGCTTTCTTTATTAAGTTCTCACTACGATAGCGCAGCCCTACTATGTCGTCATCTACAATAGGAAAACGTATATTCTGTTCTGGTAACACAAAGTCTGATCGCGCACCTAAGAAGCCTAGTTTATAGTCAGCGTTCTCCAGTAATGCCCAATCTACCGACATCCTATTGACTGTGCTAGGTGTTAGCACTACGTCATCATTAGCCAGAATTACTGAATCATAGCCATCCTTAAATGCAAAGTCTGTAGCTACATTGTAGGCATCACCAAAGTTAGACTCCATGTTCGGTAGTACCTTTATGTGCTTACCGTACTTCTTTGTTGCATTGCAGCTAAGATAAATAGGTATCTGTGGCGCATAAACCTCTAATGAAGTCAGCAATACCGCCAGCCCTATATTCCCTGTACTACAGATCACGATTGCTTGCACAAAACCACCTTCATAGAATCAATTGCCCGTGGAATACGCAAAACTTCCTCATCAATAGGAATATTTTTATCCATTAGTTCCTGACCAAACTCTGACAACTGAAACTCTAATGATTTCAAATTAAACCGATCTTCCCAACCTAAATACCAATGCCAATCCGTATAGTACAGCCAACTATTCTCATTAAAAGCTCGAACATGAGTAGGGTCTTGCCAGGCTCCTAGAGATAACTCGTATGGAACATGAATATGAAACTCACCTTTATCTGCTAATAAATCTTTGCAGTTTGACATCGCTTTAACTAAATCAGGTATATGCTCTAAAACGTCATTTGCGACGATTGTCTCAAACATACCTTTCTCAATCTTTACTTTGCCGAATCTTGGTGAATCAATGACTTGACCAAATTCAACCTTAGATATATCTACCCACCAATCAGGATTGACTCTAAGCAATATGTCTGCATTAAAGTAGGAATCTTTCCAATCCTTACCAGAACCTAAATTAAGAGTTTTTGGCAGCAATTAAATCCTCGACATTATCAGAGCATAAGAGTGGGATTAAATCGTTTATACGGCTATCTGGTAGCTCCCACCACGGTTTATCAAGCAATCTCTTTATCTGATTTTCAGTAAACCGATATTTCAGTACCTTTGCTGGATTGCCACCAACAATAGCATACGGAGGAACATCCTTTACAACCATCGAACTAGCTGAAACTACCGCACCATCACCAATAGTAACGCCAGACATTATCGTACAGCCTGATCCTAACCACACATCATTGCCAATAACTACATCACCCTTAGTTACTGGGTGTCCATCCCCATGATGCGGGAATACGTTTTGATTAATGTGACCAAATGGATAAGTTGTTACCCAATCAGTTCTATGGTTTCCACCAATGAATATAGTTACATTATCAGCAATAGAGCAAAATGAGCCAATTTTTACATCAGCACCCTCACCCCAATCTCTTACCTTGATATTCTCAAGGCCATACGTGTATCTCACCACTTAACTTTGTTAGCAACAGCTTTACAGACGGAAACAAAATCTTTAATACTGTAATGCTGCTTCATCATATTTACCTTTTTGTTTACTATTTGAATATTGTCTTTTTTGTATCCAAATTTACTATCAATTCTATCTATGCTTGCATCAGTATTTTGCGGATGCCCAACAGACGGGAAAACCAGTGACCAATTAGTCAGCGCACAACGCTTATCTTGGCTATCAAAAACATCTACAACATCATCTATTGATAAATCCCAATTTATTCCACGAGTTTCAGCACCAACCTTAAATTTATTAAACCAAGAAATCCTAATTCCTCTATGCCAACCCCTATGACAATTATCAGTTTGTCTATTTGAACATTTTTTACACATTTTTTTGAGCTTTAAAGACTCAATCGCATAATTCTTTCTTAAATAGCTTTGCGGCTCACCACAAGATGAGCAGGGCTTGTAATATCTTCCATCTAAACCTTTTGTAACTTCCATAAAGCCTCCTATGAGACTTTATTTTAATACCATTTTACCTTTACTACCACTTTATTTTATTACTCCACCAAGCAGCACTCATCTTGCCTTTGTCTATGTTCTTGGCATGACGAGCTTTAAATGCCTCATTGCGCTTTGAACCGTCAGGGCTACCTGTAGCACCTTGCTGACCAAACCTAATCAACTTAACCTCGTCACCCTCTTTAGCCAATACAACGTGGCTTTTAGTGGGGTGGCTAGGTGTCTTTTTAGGCTTGTTATAGCCAGCAAACTCCTCTTTGCCACGCTTAATCATTTCTTTTTCTTTGCAGTCTTAGCCGATTCTTTAAAATCAGCTTTGGTCGGAGCGCCTTTAGCACCTAC